ATACCATTTTTGAATGTTGGTGGTAGTCCTTGTTTGAACGAATCAAAATCATCTGCACCAGCGGCAGCACGCATTTTAGATGCAGACATTCCTGTTACACCTTCTGCATCTGGATCACGTTCACCAGCAGATACAACTTCAATATTATCGAACCCATAGTAACCATGTCGTGCATCTGTACCATTGTAAGTATTCAATAGTTTCTCAAACTCATCTACTCTATCAGAACCAACAACCATAACGATTGATTTGTGTCCTTTGTTATAGAGTGATACTGCAACCTCAAATACATTTCTTGCCTTATCGACAACAATGTTCCTTGCGTGTTTCGGGAACATCTTCTTCATGTATGCAACTTTTTTAGTATACGGTAGTGGGTCTTTCTTTACGTTTTCTGAATGAGATGCAAAAACATAATAGGGAGCGCCAGGATTCTTACCTGTCTCTGCTTTCAATTTGTCCAACAGTTTTTCGTGTCCTGTTGTTGGTGGATTGAATCTACCAAAAGTGAATACACAAGTATCCCCTCTTGCTTCTCTAATATCTGAAAACTTCTTCATTACTTATCCCAACTCTTAATCGCAGTAAAGTTATTAAAACTAAATTCCATTCTATCTACCAGTTTGACTGCACCGCCGGAAACTCTATCAATTGCAACATATCCTTCTGGATTGACTGCCTTAAAACCATTGTTAGTTTTAATGAAAGTTCCAATGCTCTTTACAGTATTTAGTTTACTCACAATCCCCATCTTTGCATCCACAATGAAGTTTTGGAATGAGATGACATTTGCAAGGTTAGACGTATGTTTCTTTAGTTCTCTTATTGTTTCTTTTTTCTTTACCTCAAGCGCTTCCTTGTTTTTAGGTGTCTTGAGTTTATCAATCTGTTTATCGAATACACTCTCTACCCAAGGTAAATATCCCTTTGCATGAGCAGATGCATTAGTAATCTTTTGTCCTTGACGAACTTTACTGTTGTTGTACGTTTTCAATGACGCACCAGCAAGATTACCTGTGAATGCGTTTTGCATTGCAAGGAACTTAGTAAGTAGGGGAGAGTTGATTTTTCTGAATGTAGTACCAGCACCAGATAATGATGCAGTAACCTTTTCGGTTTCTGATGCAGTCATTGTTGCAGAACCAGATACATCCTTGTAGGTTGCATCGTCCATCCAGACTGAAGCAGGTTTATTCATTCTACTGATATTTGCACCAAACGATGCTTTCATATCTTGTAGTGCAGTACCAGTATATGTGGTATGCCAGACAACACCAATCTTTGCAGCAGCAATCTTCTTACCCAAGTCTGAGTTTACATCGACTGCATATACAATAGTGTTTGGTTGAAATGTGTGGTAGGACTTGCCGTCAATAGTTTCTTTGGATACATCATCAGTGAACATCAAGTCACCTTGAAGAACACCAGTGATACCCAACTTAGAAAACTCTGCAAGTGCAATCTTAAACTTAGAATTCAATGCACCAGATAAATCAGCGTCAATCTCTGCGACTGATTTGTATAGTTTTGGATTTACGTTGAATACAGACTTCTTTGCAACAAAGAACTTACCATCTTCTGGATCAATACCAGCAAAGATTGCAGGCGCACCATCCCACTTAACGGTCATGTTTACAGAGGAACGATTTGCACCCGCCAACATATCACGCAAAGACCGTACAAAATTGATAGAGCCTCGTGCTCCATCAATTCCGAAATTAAGAATCTCGTCCTCTATATGTTCTAGGTGTAGATTCTTCCCGCCTTTATCTTCGACAAGGAAGTTTGAAAAGTTTAGCATTTACACATTGTCCATTCATACAAATAATTACCTTACTATTTATAATAACAGAATTATTCACGGATGTCAAGTCTATAACTTTTCAAGAACTTTGGCAATGTTCTATCACCAAATGGTTTAGTTTTATTGATTTGTTCTGATAACATCTCTGCATCAATCTTTTTAGCATAGACAGACACAATGTCATTCGTTGGAAACTCTACGACTTCCCAATTCTTTCCGTTCTGTTGCACAAAGTATTTTGGTTGTTTATACTTTGATGTCCTCAAATTTTTCATAAGTCTTGCTCTTTCCAAGACCCACTCCGAAAGTCGTTTTATCAAATGCTGGTTCATCTTCCTGTCCACTGTCAATAATGTCATCCTGTGCTTCCTGTTCGCAATCGTATAGTTTCATTCGTGCCCTGTCGATGCCCACAACAAACCGTTTGTTGGTGCCAGGGTCATTATATCGGTTCTTCAACTGTTTCACCATAATCTGGTTTAGAGATTCTAGTTCCTCTGTCGAGATGAGGGCAAACATGAGGTCTGCCGTAGCAGGTAAACCAAAACTTTCTGATGTATCTTCCAAACCCACATCTGAATTGGCGTACCCACCTCTTGTCGTTTGTGTTGCCGACATAATTGGTACATTATTTTCAACTGCAAGGCCCCTAAGTTCCTCTGCAATCGCTTTGATATAAAAATACGATCCAACATTTGCATTCCCCTTAAATCGTGATGATGAACAAATATTCAGATAGTCGATAAAGATAACGTCTGGTCTAAATGATTTCTTTAGTGCCAGTTCCTTTAACAAACTTCTGAAGTGTCCTGTATGTGCAGACGCAGTTGGATATTCTTTGATAATTAACTTTCCGTTGGTCTTTGTTTGTATTTTAGAGAGGCGATCTGTAAACATCTTCTTGGGTAAATCATGTAGATCATCCATAGTGATGTTCATAAGGTTCGCATCAATTCTTTCTGCAATCCGTTCTTCTGCCATCTCCAAAGTTATATAAAGAACATTCTTACCTTGCATCAGTGTTGATGCTGCCATGTGACACATGAACAACGATTTACCAACACCTGTGCCTGCAAGGGCAATGTTCAAAGTTTTCTGTGGAATCCCACCCTTTGTAATCTTGTTGAAATACTCTAGGTCGAACTCTAGTTTTTCTTCCTTCTTGTGGTAGAACTCATATCGGTTCTCACCATCTTCTACATAGTCGTGTCCAACATTCTGGTCAAATGCAACTGCAAGCGCCTCAGATAAGATGGATGGTATTGCTTCAGCGGTGTGTTCTTTGTCTTTCCCCTCAATAATCTGAATACCGTTAAGGATGGCATTGTAGACTGCCTTATCCTTACAAAACTTTTCTGTCGTATCCACCAACCACTGCATATCAACCTGTGCATCAGATAGTGTTTCGACAATAGTTAGAATAGACTTGAACTCATCATCGTTCAAATCCTTTCTATTATCAAGTTCAATAGAGAGTGCTTCTTTGGTAGGTTGATTACCATACTTCTCCATGAACTTGTTGATTTCTTCAAATACAACTCTTTCGTGACGATTAGAAAAATACTCTGGTTTGATGAAAGGCAAAACCTTTCTCGCATAGGGTTCATTATATACTAAGTTACTAAGTGTAGTTCGTTCAATCGTCTGTGTTGACATACTGTAAATCTTCCTCATTCATTTGTTCTCGTATTAGTTCTTCTAAAACTTTGCCGATGACTGAATAGAATTCATCATCAAACATTTCTTTTGGTAGTCCGTTAGAGTCTAACACATTAAAGTCGAATTGTAAAGAGGCTTCTGTTTTTTCTTCGTTCTCTACAATTGCAACTTTACCATACTCGTAGACAACTCCTTGGTACTTGCCTGCCTCAGCAGTCAATCCAATACCTTGCCACTTCCTATCTTTATTTTCTACAAACTTATACATAATGTAAATAACTTCCTATGATATACTTAGGTTTCTCTACTGGTTTCTTCCCAGCGTGTAGGTGTGTCCACATTGGAGGGAAGCACAAAAGTCTACCTGTCTCTGGTTTCACTGCAATATCCCACTGTGGGAATGTAGTATCACCTTCCTTGTTGTCATCAAGATATAAGAAAAACACCAAGAACCTACGAGCAGAATCATAGTTACCAACATCCACATGGTCTGAAAACTCATCCACATCATTTGGCAGATATCGTTTCATACGAAACTGTTCAAATGCATATTGTTGTGGAAACATCATTTCTGTAACATTACAGTCTTTCATGTATTTATCAATATAATCAATAAACCTATTCTGTAATGATTGCCAAAAAGGTTGCCACTCAATATGTTTCTGTAAAGTGATTTGTGTAAAAGAGCGATGACCATCAAGGACAATATCCTCATGGTGTTCTGGTGATTCTTCAAACATCGCAATCAGTTGCTGTGCGAAATCTTTGTCAATCACATCATCATACACCTGTATGAATCGTTCCATTACGTTATAATTCCACCCTGTACTGGTGTTTGAATACCAGAAGTCTGTGTAGTCCAACCCGAAGCAATCTCTGGTATAGTCTCCACCACATACATAACGCTGTTCTTTGAAAACTCAAAGTCGCCTTTTGGTTCTGTTCCTGTCATGCAAATACCATGAGCCAGTCCAACCCCTTGCTGTGTCGCTTGTATCATTCTTGGTTTATATAATACGATTGTCATCATCTCTTCTTTAACGAGTTTGCCAACAATCTCGGCTCCATTGGCCATAACCATTGTTACTACTGTTCCTGTTTTCATATCATCCATTCCTCTAAGGTTGTTTTACTTTTCTGACTATCATTATATGCTTTCTTGTATTGGATTTTAATCTTATTAAAGATACCACCCATCATTTCTTTTTCACCGTTGTATGATACATACTCTGGAAACTTCTCAATAAGTTTTGCATGATTGTCGTTTATCATTTTCAAGTCTCTGCCCATATCCACACATCCACCTTGTGTACCAACGAAATCTGAAATATAGACAAAGCGATCCCACACTCTGTTAGGATATCCTTTTGATAATAGTTGTAGCGATAATGAAATATCTTCTGCTGTTGATAACTCCCAATCCAGTTCATCTGCACTAGGAAGTTGTTTACCATCAAAGAAGAATACTTCTGCCGTTCCAGTATTATCTATATATTCTTTACCAGCGGGCGGTAGTCCACCAGTTCTGCATCCACCCCATGTCACACCTTCATCCATCCATTTAGATGTTTCAGTGAGCATATGATTCCAATCATCTTCAGTCATGGTTCGCTTTGACTTTTCACCATCAAACCAAGGTTTCCTTGTTTTCATAACAATGTCATCGTCCATGACAATGTACCGTTTATCTTTACCTTGCTCCCAAATCCACTTACGAGTTGCAGTAATACCACAATCATTTTCTGGCAATACTATAGTTGGTAAGTGGGTGTGGTGAACACGTTCTTTAGGTTGAACAACCAAAACACATTTGTTCTGTATGCTGGATGGCATATTGAAAAACGTGATTTGATTGTTCCAACGTCCTAATGTTGGTATGTAGATTGTATCAATCATGCGTATCCATTCAAGATTTTATATTCCTCAACATTCATGGTGCCCATATCTTGATTATAGACTTTGCGAACCATTGCAATGTTTCCTTCAATGGTGCGACCACCTAATGACCACGCCTGTATGTGAGCAGCTTCTGATTCATCATAAACCAGATCTTGTCCATCAACATAACACTTCCAACCTTGTTTTGTCAAGGTATTTTGTTTCATTTTCAAAGGAAACAGACGTTGGGTATCAAGTTCTTGAAAAATTTGTTTGTTGGTAAAATCAAAATCTTGAACCAACCACTCTATCATCTGTTGAATTTTTGGAAGTGATGCCCACTCTTTAGCATAGTTACCAAAATGAACTCCAATAGAAATACCATCTTTGTCAATTGGATTGTCTTGAATGATTTCCATGTTTTCTTCTACTTTAACATAACACTTGTTATACTCTTTGTAGAAAGCAGCAAAA